TATGAGAACACTGTATGATTTTTTATTGATGGAAGCAAAATCTGGTAAAGAATTTGGTCCCGGTTGGCAAGATATTTCGAATAGAGGGCGATTATCGAATCAAGCTAAAATAATAATGGGCGTTGCGAATTTGAAATCAGCAAAATTAGCTGTAGATAGTAAAGAGGGTAGAGAAAATATCAAGGAAAAATTTGGAAATATCCCTGGCAATTCAAAGAAACCTTTAGATTTTTTAATAACGTTTTTTGAAAAGAAAACAGACATGTCAGAGTACCTTTCGAAACCCCAAGTGAAAGAAGAAGACAAGTCTATCAAGATAGAACTCCGAGGTGATTGGGCTTCGGTTGGTGGCCAAAAAAATACAGAATCTTCTTTGAAAGTAATAAGGTTCTGGATTGATTCTTTGTTGCGTGTATATTGTGGCCAAGAAGGAGAAGATCTTAAAATAGGATATGCAGTTAATAAAGATGCTGCACAGCTTATAGTATACATTAAAGAATAAACGTTACACATTCGTCAGTGCTAGTATAATTAAAGGGACAGTAAGTCCCTTTTAAGTATTTGGAGAAAGTAATGCGATTATCAAAAACACATCTGAGAAGAACCATTCGAAGAGTTCTGAAAGAGTCGATGAAAGACCTGTTTGGAGAAATCCAAAATGAAATCCTGATGGTGGGTCAAGACCTAGGTGGTGAATTAACTGTTCAAGACGCAGTTGAACACCTTGCAACAGCTTTTGGTGGAGCTGGTGGAGCGTATGCTTCTGAGATGTCTTATGACGAAGTGCTCGATATTATGTTGGGGATGGTAGATTCCGGTATGCTCACAGATGGATACGAAGATTTCTTTTCAGTTCATCCGGATTACATGTCATGAGAATTCGTTTAGATGAGCTTAGAAAAATCATTCGTACAATAATACTTGAAGGCGAAGATGAAAGAGTCTACGACGATACCGTACTTCCAGGTGAAGAGGCAGACGATGAACTTCTTGCCGAACCAGATCTCACAGATCAAGAGGATCGAGACGATTACATCAACGATCGAGAAAAGCGTCGTTCAAAAAAAAAGAGGGACAGATTGAACTCGCGAGAAGAGACCGAAGAAGGTATGGCAGATGAATCTTCTACTGTTGGCGGAGGAGGAATGTCTGGACATATAGGAACCAGTTGGGGTCCTAGAAGAGAAGAGAGACCTTTGCATTCTCGAAATGCAATGGGTGGTGGTAAACGTAAGAAACGATCTCTCGACGAATACGATGAATGAAGTCTTTAATCGCACCAGTTTGGTGTAAAAGATAATAAATGGCAATGTAGATTTTTTCATTTTCTTTTGTAAACCTAATGTTTGAACCGTATATTACTATTGTTCCAATCAAGGAACAATCAATATAACATTTGGACATTTAAACATTTAACAAAAGGAGAATGAAATGGCTATTGATTTTGATGCAATTCGTAAAAAACTTGGACAACTTTCTGGAGGTTCTACAAAGCGCAATGTGATGTGGCGACCACCAACAGATGAAACCACTACCGTTCGTTTGCTTGCGTTTACTGATAACAATGGTAACCCATTCAAAGAACGATACTTCTATTACAACATTGGCAACAATGCCGGACTTTTGGCTCCATACCAATTTGGAAAACCTGATCCTATCAACGAACTTATTCAAAAGTTCAAGAGTGAAGGTACCAAAGAAGGTTACGAGATGGCGAAAAAGTTGTATCCTAAGATGCGTACTTATGCCGCCGTTATCGTCCGTGGTCAAGAAGAAGAAGGTGTTAAGTTGTGGGCTTTTGGAAAAACAGTTTATCAATCGTTGTTAAACATCATGTTGGATCCAGATTATGGAGACATTACCGATCCTAACGACGGATACGATATTAAAGTGACTGTTTCGAAACAAGCAGGCAAAATGTTCGCTAACACCGAAGTTATGCCGCGACCAAAACAAACCCCTCTTGGTACAAAACAACAAATCAAAGAGTGGACTTCTGATATTCCTGATCTTGACGATATCTTTCAACTTAAATCGTACGAACAATTGGAAACAATCGTTACTGCTTGGTTGAATGGTGATGAAGGCGAGGTATCTGGTGACGATGAAAACAGTGATGTAGAAGAAACAGTTACAATCAAAGCTTCTAACAATACTAAGAAAGCCAAATCAAAAGAAGCAGAATCATTCGATAAGATTGACGATGCATTCGCTGACTTGGGTGGTGACCTTCCGTTCTAACGGATTGTCTGGCCAACATTCCCGGAGGGTTGGCTTTTTGCCAACCCTTCTTTTCTTAGCGACAGTGGCGGAATTGGTAGACGCGCAAGGTTGAGGGCCTTGTGGCAATTGTCGTAAGGGTTCAAGTCCCTTCTGTCGCATTCTCGGGGTATAGCGCAGTCTGGTAGCGCATTCGGTTTGGGACCGAAGGGTCGGGAGTTCGAATCTCTCTACCCCGACTTTAAGTCCGGTTAAGGGTGAAACACACGATTAGGGCAGGCTAATAAAATAAAAATCGTGGATTGCGGGGTTCAAATCCCCGCCCGGACATTTTTTTGATTCTTTCGTACAATTAAGCATAATTACTTCCTGTATACAAATAACCCTTAAGGAGACATATATGAGAACAACAGTTCCAAAACTTAGGCAAATAATTCGTGGCGTGATAGCTAATATATCATCAGAGAACCCATGGAACGACTAAGAGAAATAATTCGAAGAATGATAAAAGAATCATTGATACAAGAAGCTTTGAGATTTAATGAGCTCGAGGATACGTTGCTATTGAAGTGCAAAGTGGATCAAATGGTGTATTATCTTCTGTTAGATTCTAGATGTACACGGGTGATTGATAGACTCTTTGAGAAACTTAAAGAAGTGCCTGATGGAGACAAGACAGATCAAATTGTTAGTAATATCATGTCTGATCATCGTTACCTAGTCCTTGGAATGGTTGCAGTTAGAGACGTAAGAGGCCCTCTTGGGTCAACAGAAATTAACCTCTTTGCTGCAGCTGAAGGATGGGGACCTACCTTACATGATATTGTGATGGGAGAGTCAGACGGTATAGTTGCAGATAGAAGATCTGTGACGCAAGACGCTTATGACGTTTACAAATTCTATCATGATAATCGTCAAGATGTTCAAAAAATTCCTTTAGATTCAATCCACCATAAATGGACACCTGATACCGATGATGATACAGAATGGGGTGGTGGAGCAATGTTCTCCGATGGTTCTTTTCAAAGTGTAGATGATAAGTCTATTACACAACAGAAGTTCAACAGTGATCCTTTGAATTGGGTTTATAATAGGGAACCAGTACTACAAGCAAAGAAGGCATATAACAATGCACACACATTACTGGTTGTTTTTGAAAAATGGAATGGAAAAAGAAGCAAACCTGTTTTAGACTATTTTACAAAAAAACTAGCTCTAAAATATTTTGGATCAAAATATTAAACATAGGAAAGAAATATTATGAAAATTACGAAAGGACAATTAAAACAAATTATCAGAGAAGAATATTCTCAATTGAAAAGACAAGGATTAATCAAAGAAAGTATGGATGATCGTATATTTCAGAGAGGTGCCAATCCTCCTCCAATGCGTTCCAATCCACAAATGAGAAATCTTGTTAAACAACTCTGCAACGCTGTTTATTCTCAAGATCAGGGGATGTCTCATGAAGAAGTAGTCGAAGCGAACGAGACTATTGCACAGCTCGAATCTCAAATGGATCCAAGCGAGTTTGAAATAGCAATGGAATTAGCAGGAATGGTCACAGAATATTCAGAGTATGCTGGACCTGACGAATCAAGAGAATTAAAGAAACAGATGAGTGCTATCTGTGCACAGCTTGGAATACAATTGGGTGATGTAATTTAATCTCGATTCTTTCGCAAATACTTTTGTAAATTACCACTGCCTCCGAGTACGTTATCTACATAACCAAAGGAGGCTATTTTATGGCTAAAGCAAAGACAAAAGAAATGAAAACTACGAAATCAGGTGGCACTAACGATTTCACTAGTTCATTGATCAGTGCGCTTAATAAAGAACATGGTTCTCGTGTAGCATACAATCTTTCGATGGAAGATTCACCTACTCACGTGAATAGATGGATTGCGACAGGTTCAGACCAGTTAGATTACATTGTCGCAGGCAAACCAGGTGGAGGTCTACCAGAGGGTCGTATCGTTGAGATCTTCGGACCACCATCAATTGGGAAATCGCACATAGCGATTCAGGTATGCAAATCTACACAACAAGCTGGTGGCATCGTGGTTTATATCGATACAGAGAATGCAACGTCGATAGAGAACCTTCAGCGTCTTGGAGTCGACATCACTCAACGCTTCGTATATGTAGATACCCACTGTACGGAAGAAGTGTTATCAATTGCCGAAAAGACTATTCTCCGTGCGAAAGAACTTGATAAAGATGTGCCTATCACGATCATTTGGGATTCTGTCGCGGCAACCTCACCAAAAGATGAATTGTTAGGAGACTACGATAAACAAACCATCGGTCTTAACGCTCGTGTAATTTCGAAAGGGATGCGAAAGATTACAGGCTTGATTGCAAACGAAAAAGTCCTGATGATCTGTTTGAATCAGATACGAACCAAAATTGGTGTGATGTATGGAGACCCAACAACGACTCCTGGAGGTAAGGCAATTCCGTTCCACTCTTCTGTACGAATCAAATTGGATTCGGGAATGCAAATCAAAGACAAAGCCGGCAACATCATTGGCATCAAGGTTATTGCGAAGACTATTAAGAACAAAGTAGCTTCACCTTTCCGTCGATGTGAGTTTGAGATTCATTTCGGTAAGGGTATCGTAGAACATGAATATGTCTTTGATCTTCTTCGAAAACACTGTGCAGATAATGGCCCTGTCGACTATGACGATGACTTGGCAGTTGAGCTTTCAGGAACAGGTGCGTGGAAATCGATCACACTCATTAAGAAAGAGAC